CGTTGCTCAGACAACGCGACGCCATTCTAGTTTCAGCTCTGAGGCTTCGCGCTTTGGACTGGTGCAAGAAACGAGAACTTCCCAAGGAACTCGTCGTCATGGTTGTTTCGTCGGCCATGAGGTTGGCGCTCGAGGTTTCTCCTGTTGAGGTTGATTTGTCAGCCACGCTGCAGGATCTCGGGCCTGCTTCCCCCCGTTGGTGGCATCGCGCTTAGGCGCGTTCGTGGACCTGTCAGGGACAGTGTGTTGGGAACACTGCGCCCCCGTTGAGAGCGGATGCCGTCCTAGAGGCTGACAGGGACATGGTCAATGACCATCACCGACGGAAAATGCGGGTGGCGTGGACTTCCGGATTCGAGGCGACTTGGGTTCCGGGCGTCCACGCCAATTGTCCCTGCAACGAGAGGGCCGCCTTGTTGTGGCGTGTCCTGGGTCCTTTGCCCTGGCCGGATGATCGTCGTTGTGGGCCAGCCTTCGAAGAAGTTTTTGCTTCTTTGAGGTGCCTGGCGAGACGTTATTGCGGTGAAAGATGGACCATGCTGGAAACTGCGGAGTCTTATACGGGTGCACTCCGCCGTAGGTACCTTGAAGCAGAAAAGTCATTGAGAGTTGATGGGCCATTGTCCTCTCGAGATTGGAAACTTAGCGCTTTTCTGAAGGCCGAGAAGATAGGCTTGACCAAGTTCCACAAGCCTAGGATGATTTTTCCGAGATCTCCTAGGTTCAACTTGGTCTTAGCATCTTGGCTGAAACCATTTGAGCATTGGCTGTGGGGCAGACTCACACTCAAATGGCTTTTCAAGGGCTCGGAGCCTGTCTGGTTGCGCCAAAGGGTTGCCAGATGGGGCTCGTCCAGGGTCGTTGCTAAGGGCCTTTCTCCGAGGCGTAGGGCTAATCTCATAGCCAGGAAGTTCCACTCGTTCGTGGACTGCGTAGTGTTTGAGGCAGACGGCAAGGGTTTTGAGGCCCATGTCAGCACTCCTCAACTGGAAGAGGAGCATTCCGTTTACCTTTCGGC